AGATACTTCTGTTAAGTATCTTTTGGTTTTTCTTTTGGGTTCTTTAGGTGGCGAAAGATATTTTTTAGGTTTCACCTCTATGATTTCACGAATAATTTTACCTTGTTTATTCTTATACTTAATATAGAAGTCTGGAAAGTATCTATGGATTCTATTATCGAGAGGTGACCTGTAAGGTATGATTACTTCTTCGCTACCCCATTCTAATATAGAAGCACTTCCATCGCAATAAACCATAAATCTTCTCTCCCAAAGAGAACGATAAAAGATTTTTGTTGGGTCTCCTTTATATTTTTTGTAGTTCTTTGGTTTGAACCTTCCACTGTATGACATAAATAACTATATTAAAGATTAATCTAAGAGTATTTATATGGCATATATCGACAAACTCCTGAACAAATTCAACAAAGTAAAAAATGCAGTCAACAGCATTAAAGGTATTCAGAGTAAAATTCAGTCTATCAACTACACAACAGCTATCGATGCTTTGGGTCTTGAGAAAGGAGCTGCAGAAGATTTAATCAACAGTAGAAGAAGTTCACTAGAAAAACAATTAAGTTCTTCTGGTATGGCCAGAGGTCATTCTGCTAAACCACCTTCTGTTAGGGGAACTAATATAGTTTATCCCTTTCATGACAGATTAGAGAATTACTTAGTCTTTGATATCAGACCAAGAAAGGCAAGAGGAGAATTTGTATCTCATGCTGTGCATAAAAACAGAACAATTGCATTGTATGTTCCAGATGCAGTTATATCACAGGCTGCCGTGACATATAGAAACGAGGGTATTAATACATTTCAGAGAACTATAGATGATTTGATAACTAATTTCGAAGGATTCGATGGTAGTATTACTGAAGGCGCTAAGAAAATGGGAACAAAGTTCTTACAAAATGCAGTCAACACCATGCAAGGTGGTTTAACGAATCTAAAAGCTGGTCGTGCAAGTAATCCATTACAAGAACAATTCTTAGATGGTGTTCCTTTTAGGTCATGGGACTTTACATTTGACTTTTGGGCCAAATCAGCAGACGAAGCTGCAATGGTAAACGAAATTATCTACACATTCAGAAGTTCTATGTTACCAGATGCATACTCAGAGAGTTTTGATTTCGATTCTGTACAAGGCGATGGCAAGATTACTCCCGCTATGAAACAAGTAGTAAAAGATGCGGACCTAAACGCAAGTTATTTTAATTATCCGAATGTATTTGAAATATCATTTGAAGGTCCAATGGGAAGTAAAGTAGATGGTTTCTTACCTGCTGTTTGTACAAACGCACAGGTAGACTATACTGGTGGTCAGAAGTTCTCAACATTTGCTGATGGTAATCCTGTTCATATACAGTTGACACTTAACTTCTTAGAGATTAAGACTATGACTCTTGGTAATTATGAATCAATTAGTCCTACTGCTGTTTATGATGGTAGTAGACCAATGACCACCGATACAGCATTTAATGTATCTTCACAACAAACAACCGAAGAATATCAAGATACGATAGACAAACCAGAACAAGGTGAAGGTGGTAGTACACCAGTAGGAGGATAGTTAAATGGCAGATAAATTTTTTAGTAATTTTCCAGAGATTCAATATCAACTTGCTAATGGTAAGATTGTATACATCAAAGACTTCTTTAGAAAGTCTAAGATAGAACAAGAATCAGTAAACTCATTAGTAGAGTATGAACTATACTCATTGACCGATGGTGAAAGACCAGACACACTTGCAACGAAGATGTATGGTAATGGTAATCTACATTGGACATTCTTTCTTGTCAATGACATAGAAAACTATTATGATTGGCATAAAGATGTTGGTACATTTGAACGATACATTGATAAAAAATATCCAGGTCAGTATGCCATAGGAACTACAACTACTGAGATTGTATCTGCCAAATCATTTACAGGTGATAATGCTAATAAGTTTTTACTAGGCGAAAAGGTCACAAGTGTATCAGCAGAAGGAAGAATTATAACTGTTGAACCTGAAAAATACAGAATTGCAATTGAGACTGTATCAGGAAGTTTTGTCTCAGGCGAAACAATAACAGGTAAAGTTTCAACAAGAACATTTACACCAAGTTCAGTAATCAATCATAGAGATGGCGTAAAGTATTATGAGAACGCAGACGGTCTTAGAAAGAATCAATCGGATGTAGGATACACTTCAAAAACAATCTATAATTGCGAATACGATTTAAACGAATCTAAGAGACATATAAAAGTCATCTCGCCTAATATTATAAACAACATAGTGAGAAGATTTGAAAAAGTAATGACATCATGAGTAATAATTTTCAACAAGGTGAACTTGTTGTTGATTCAGTATCTATAGTAAATCCAGAAAAGGAATCAGTAGATATACTTGGATTAACATCTAACATAACCATATACGAATCAATAGATAAACCATTCTTGTCTGGTCGTATAACTGTTGTTGATGGTTTAGATATTATCAAAAACTATAAACTAGTTGGTCAAGAATCACTTACAATTAAAGTAAGACAAAGAGAAGGTTCGAATGAAGAGATGTCATCACCAAAATTTTCTATTGATAAAGTATTCAGAATCTACAGTGTCACTAACATTAAAACAATTGACCAAAGTACTAAATCATATGTACTACATTTTGTAGACCCCAAATTCTTTATATGTCACAAGACTAAAATTAATCAAACTCTTCGTGGTTCATATTCTAATATGTTGCTACAAGTCTTAGAAGAGAACGGAGGGTTCAAAACACTTCCTAAAGTTGGTTATGATAAATGGGATGAAACAGAACCAGGACATCATCAAGTAGTTGTACCAAATTGGAACATTAATAAGTTCATAAGTTTTATATGTGAAAATGCAGAGTTGAAATCAAACAAATCTTGGAAGAATAGTATGTTCTTTTATCAAACTCTTAGTGGTGAATTTAGATTTGATGGTTTTCAGAGTATGGTCGCAAGAGAATTTCCCATAGGGTTTGACTACTATCCAAGAAACAATGTTTCTACTGAAGACCATGACTTAAATGAAGAATTTATTGGATTGAATACTCAAATAATAAATTACGAAATGCCCCAAAGATTCAATACAATGAAAGGTGTATCTCATGGTTCATATGCATCGATGTTAAAAACTTATGATCCAGTTAGAAAACTAGAAGAAGAAAATGTATACTCTATAACAAAAGTCTTTGAGAGAGGAAACGATGACGGACATGTATCTAAGTTTCCTATGATAAGAACTTCTTCACCCGAAACAATTTACAAAGCAGATGATATGATTTCTTCTGATGACAGTCCAGAGTTCAGTGAAGAAACTATAGACTATGCACCCGATGTATCATACGATTCTTATGTCATGCACAAAGTAAATATGACAAATGCATTTTCAGATGAAGCAAAATTAGTAGACGCTAGTGGCAATAAATCTATAACACAACAAAAGGGACAAGAATACAGAGATTCTGGACCACTTGAAAGAAGAGCATTATTATCTATGTTTGAACAAAATGTAGTTAAAGTTGTTATACCATTTAGAAGTGATATCTCAGTTGGCACTGTAGTCAAATTGACTCTACCAACACATGAGAAAAAGAATGATGACCAACCTGGAGATGAAATGATGGATAATAGATATTTAATAGGTAAGATGACTGTAAGTATAAACCCATTAGCGAACACAGGAAAGTTGACACTACAAACAATCAAAGAAAGTTATGGTGCAGATATCACAACATACAAACCATTAGACAAAGTATCTAAACCAGAGGTATCATAATGGATTGGTATTACGGCATAGTAGAAGATAGAAACGACCCATTGAAGATTGGTCGTGTTAGAGTTCGTGTTCATGGTTGTCATACGGATGATAAGAATAAAATATCCTCACCAGACTTACCTTGGTCACATGTTATCATGCCCACAACAAATGCTGGTCTTGGTGGTTTTGGTATTCAACATTCTCTCGTAGAGGGAACTACTGTATTTGGTTTCTGGAGAGATGAAGACATGCAAGACTTTGTTGTCATGGGTGTTCAACAAGGTATCTCACAACAAGGATATAAAGAAACTATAACCGATGAATTAATTCTTCGTAGTGTAGATAAAGGTTTCAATGACCCTAGAAGAAAGACTGAGGCAGATTACAGTGGAACGAATGATGGTTTAAATCCACCTAGTGCTCCACAAAGACCAAACTCATTATCTCTTTCACTAGAAAAATCTCCACAATTACTTAAAGATTCCGGCATAACATATGGTGGGGCAGGTTCAAAGAGAGAAGAATTTACAGAGGCAGATAAAGAGTTGCCTTACTATCCTTTAGTCAAAGATGCAACAGATGTAAATGTATTTACAACAGGTGATGCAAAGTATGACTCAAGGGATATGTCCGAGTATATCACAAATGCTAAGTCAAATGCAACCCCTATGTATCCTTTCAACAAAGCATTGTACACTGAATCTGGTCACATAGTAGAACTAGATGATACAAGAGGCAATGAGAGAATCTCAGTAGAACATAGAACAGGTACTTTCTATGAAATAGATGCAGATGGTAATGAGATTCATAGAGTAGTGAATGATAACTATACAGTTATATGTAAAGATAACGACCTATTCGTTGGTGGTAATGTCAATATTAGAGTTTTAGGTGATGCGAAGATACACGCAAATGGTAAAGTGGACATCAAAGGTTATAACGATGGTAAGATTGATGTCTCTGGTAAACTAGAATTATCAGCTGGTGATAACATTACTTTGAAATCTGGTAAAGAGGTTATTGTACAAGCACAGAAATTTAGACCTAACAGTTAATCATGACAACACTAACAGAAGTCTTAGCGAAACAAGTAGAAGAGCAGAAATTAGAAACTGAATCATCTAAGAGTATTGCTGATAAATTTCCTTGTCCAGAAGGAGACATATTCTCTCTACCAACTAGAGCAGATATCACAAACGCATTTAATGAAATCGCTGCCATACCTGGTGAACTTCAAGCAAAATTTCAAGAGGATAAAGCAAAACGAGAAAAAGAAATTGCTGAACTACAAGAACTCATAAAGAATCCTGAGTTGTCAAAAGAAGAGATTGCAGAAATACAATCAGAGATTGAAAAGAAAGAAAACTACATTCAGACAGCATTAGTAGAAGGAATGCAAAAAGAGATAGATGAAGTTGTAAAGACAATAGAAGAATTTGTAGAAACATTAGAAAAAGCATTGTCGCCATATTGGACTAAAACTGAGGATAAACAAAATAGAGATTGGCAAAAAGAGGCGAAAGATGCCTTTGAAGAATTACTTGCAGAGTTTCATACTTACATACCAGTAAAGATTGCAGAGTTAGTTGGTAAGTTAGTACCGTTTGATTTCAATATCAATATTATGGGACTATCAATCAACATTTTAAAACTAGTTACCAGTCCTAGTTATCGTACAGAGTTGCAAGACCAACTTGCAGGTAAGAATTTTGTCACTCAAATAGTTGCTAAACAAAAACAAATTGCAGACTTAAAAGAGAAACAAAAGAATCCTGATTTAACTTTAGATGAACATGCAGACTTACAAGACCAGATAAACAAACTGCAAGAAGAAATAGATGCATTATATATAACAAAAAAGGAACTTGTAGATAAGTTTTTCAACATGATACCAGAAGAGTTTAGAAACTTTGATGGTGAGTTTGGTGTTATAGATGATGAGGCAAAAGCCAAGTTATCTTGGAAGTACATTAAGACTGAAATCAAAGAATGGGTTCAAAATGCACATGTCAAAGCATTTGAAAAACTCATAAAGGTATTTAAAGAAATTTGGGACTTACTTGGTTTACCTAAATTACCTTTCTCAGAATTGATTGCTATTATGAATTTAGATATTGGTGCATTGATAGAGGCAAAGATTGCATCAATCAAAGAGAAGTTCAAACAAACAAAAGCAGGAATGCTTGTTGACATAAATCGACTTAAGAAAGAAATTGAAGAAATCAAAACAAAGATGGCAGATGATAACATTAGTATGGATGACCATATAAAATTATCAGAAGAGTTAGACAAGAAAGAAGAAGAGAAAAGAAAATTAGAAGACGAACTTCTAAAAGAAGTTAGAGATTTTCATCAAGGTATATTAGATTCTATATCAGAGATAAGTATTTTTGGTTATGATATTCTAAAAATGATAGGTGGTAAAATAGAATCCACCACTGAATCTATAGAAGAAAAGATTGCAGAGATTTCTTTAGAATTTCAGGACTTCAAATTGAACTGGCATAAAAAGATTCTCTTTGAATGGGTTAAGATTGTTAAGAAGTTTTTCAGTGCAATAGGTTTAGGTAAGATATTTGAGTTCATGTTCTTAACATGGTGCGACTTTCTAAAACTAATCGGTATGCCATTTACGATTCCTGGAATTGCTGGCATCGCAGGCGTCATGTCTACTAGTCAAAGAAACACACCAGTGTCACCTAGACCAAATACTTCAAAAGAAAGTGACCTAGGTGTTCAATTCACAAGAGGTGAAGAACCAGAACAGAAAGTATATGCTCGTACTAACGAAACTACTGGTGCTGGAACACTTAAAGTCTTTCTGTTAGATGCAAACAATGTTTCGGGTGTCGAAGAAATTACTTCAGAGGTGTCTATATCAGACGGTCAAGTAACTTTTAGTGATGACCTTCTTATGGAAACTGGAGAAACACTTCAGACAGAAGATGGACTCGATAGTTTTGTCTCTGAGACGGCTAATGCATTGACTGTTGATGAGTTCGACAGGGGTCTTAGAAGAAATGTTTCAATAATTTTAGTATAAGTGTATCAATACTAAAAATATAATAACGGAGATGTATAAATAGATATATGGCAAATCTAAATGACTACTCAAAACCTAACTCTAAGGTAAATGCTAATAAGGATATCTATGCAGACTTAGACATACTATTTAGTGCGAATCCTATATCAGGTGACATTACAACAAAGAAGGATTCAGATGCAGTTAAGAGGTCAGTAAGAAACATTTTGTTGACCAATCACTATGAGAGACCATTTAAGCCAAACTTTGGCGCTAACTTAAGAGCAATGTTGTTTGAATTAGACGGTATTGGCGCAAAAAAGAGAATAACAAAAGACATAATAGAATCATTATCAATATTAGAACCTAGAATTGGCAATATAAGAGTAGATATAAGTGATTCAGAGGCAAACAACATAGATGTAAGAGTCAGTTATGTCATTAGAAACGGATTAAAACAATCAAGTGTAGATTTTACAGTAAGTAGGGTACGATAATGACAATAAAAAGTTCACAAATAAACGCAACAGACCTAGATTTCGAAGAAATTGGCGATAATATCAAGACCTACCTTAAAGGTCAAGAAAAATTTAAAGATTATGATTTCGAAGGTTCTAATATGTCGGTACTTATTGACATGTTGGCATATGCAGGACACATTGGTGGTCTAAACACAAACCTTGCAGCTTCAGAAATGTTTCTAGATTCAGCACAATTAAGAAAGAATGTTGTATCTCGTGCAAAAGACTTAGGGTTCACACCTGCATCCGAAAGAGCTACGGCTGCTGAGATAGAAGTTAAACTTACAAATGTTGCTAACGCAAACGGAACTATACCAACAGAGAATGATATGACTCTAAACAGAGGTCACAACTTTTCTACAACATTAGATGGCGTATCATATAACTTTGTTAATGCATCTTCAGTAGTGCCTGTTAGAG